ATTTGTTTATTGACCTGCACCTGTCCTCCAGCCTGCATCTGCGGCTGCTTGGGTTGCTTGGGCGTCATCATCTTGGACAAGGATTGCGCACCAAGCCCTATAAGAAAGCCCTGCACGTGGTCCTGGTTCAATGATGGACCGAGTTTCTGAGCAAGGAATTGCAGCATCTGAGGGTTCATCTGCTCGGCCATTTACGTCCCCTTTTGCTGCTGTTGGTCTCGGAACACTTGCGCCGCGTTCATCAGTTCATTGATACTGGGATACTTCGGTACCTGACCTCCGAGCATCTGCTGCTGTAGTCCTCGCAACAGTGCAGCTTCGTCAACTTTCCCTTGCGGAGGAGGTCCGTTCATCCCTTTCTGAAGCTCCCCAGCGTCTTCGCGAGATTCGCTTGACGCTTCGTGCGCGTATCGGATTTGGACCCTGGGGAGAGCACCTTTTTCTCGTACCCCGAGACACTCATCCCGGCCTTTTTGGCTTTCGCCGTAAACGCGCCAGGCCTCTTAATGGCACCCGCAATCCAGTTCGCCATCTTACTTCCCGCCCATCTTCTTGCCGGTGCACTTGGGGCAATTCACCTTGCCGCCCGTCTTGCTCGTCAACGGACTCCAGATCTTCGCCATGTCACCTCCACTTGTCCTCGGTTACCCAATCGAGAATGTGAGCGATCCATTTGGGCTTCCGTCCCCTAACACGAAAGGGACTTCGGTCGAACCCGTTCCCTCCTTGGTGGCGTTGGCTGGGTACAACCGAGCGTAGAACTGTCCCCCAGATCCGACCGGAAGGACGGTATTCACGTCGGCTCCCGTGGTCGTGGGCGCGTACACTTTCTGATTGGGATAGACGCCCGGAGCCGTGCCCCACTTCAACCGCAACTCCGTCGCCGGCCACGGATCTGGAAGCACCGGGGCGTAGGACCAACTGAACTTCCCGCTCGCATAGATCACATTCGGTCCAGCCATGGTCGTCTCCTTTTCCTACCGCTTGACCGGCGGGAGGGGAGGCGGAACCAATCCGCTTTCTTGCTCCGCCCGCGCCTCGGCCATCAGCACATCGGGATCCCCGATGTCCGCCATCTGGATCACGCGCCGCATCGGGAAGGCGCGTCCGCCGCTCGCCTGGTGCAATCCCAGGGCAATCTGTGTTCTCTGAGTCTTGGTGGTCTGCAGCGAACTGTACGGCTGGACCAGGAACCGGAACTGGCGGTAGAGCCGAGGCAGATCATCCGCCTTGAGCGAGATCCCGTTGTCGTCCTGGCGGAAGCGCTGCCGTTCGAACATGTAGTTCACGAGTTCTCCGGAGACACTGTAGTAATTCAGCATCCGATCGCCATTGAAATGCTGGATGATCCGGCTAATCAGCCGTTGCCCGATGCGCGAGACTAACGACTCGAAGCGCCGGGCGATGATGCGGGCCATGATGGAGCCGGTCATCTGCAGGCCATCCACGATGGAGTCCATCCCGCCCTTGGGCTTTGCCCGTAGCGATTCGGCATTCCCGGTCACCAGATCCGCCATGCTCGGGATCGCCTGCAGCATCTGGAACAGGTACGCGGGCAACTGCGGGGCCGACTCGCGCCGGAATTCCCGCATCGGACGCTTCTTGACGATCAGGCCACCCTCGTTGGTGATGGACTTCCATTGGGTCGCATCCAGGGCGTCGCTATCGGCCACCACCCATCCCTGACTGTTGTAGAGGGCGTTGCGCATGATGGCGTCGCCGAGGCGATTCATGGCTTCCTGGAGCTTTTTCAACTCCTGGATCTCGTCCAGCCCCCAGGGCCCGTCGAGGTCCATCCGCCAGTCCAGCATGTCGATGTCGAATTCCTGGTCCCAGTTCTTGTTTTGCTCGTCGCGGAGGATGACATCTCCGGCCCGAATGATATGCCGGCCGCCCGGAAAACTCCCCACGTCGGGATCGCGGAGCCAGTATTCCTTGACCAGCGTCCGTTCGATGGGGCCCTCCTGCGATTCCTCGCCGGGCTTCCAGACCCGTGGGAGGAAGTTCAGGACGGCAGATATCGCACCACCACGCCGCGTATCGTTTTTCGCGTAGCGGGAGTATCGATCGTCTGCTTCAACAAGCGCTCCGCGACCCGGGTAGGCCACACGGACACTGGTAACTGGGACCACGTGGTCCACACGGAGATAATGCGCTTGCTTTCCAAGTTTGGCCGCCTCCGTTACCGAGGGGTCGATGTAGACGGATCGGGGATCTAGACAGTTGATCGAGATGTCGTCTCGGTCCTTGTCGAATGTGGTCTGGACGAATCCACAGCCGAACGCCATCGCGAACCGAGCCACACGCTCCAGGGTCAGTGGGAATTCCTCTTCCTCGAGCTTCGCCATGCAGGTGGACGTCAGCACCTTGCTCATGGCGCCGTACTCGCCCACCCGCGACACGACCGTGAAGGTCGGCTTGGCCTCGGTGATCAGCCCGATCTTCCGCTCGTACTGGTTCCCGATCAGATTGATCAGGAAGAGGGGATTCCGCGCGCCCTTCCAGGCGCCTTCGCCCTTGAGGAGCTTGCCGTTCTCGTCCCAGTATTTCCCCGCCCGAGACTTGGCGGCTTCGGTTTCGCCATCGATTGCGTCGAGGAATTCGAGCAGGACCTTCTCTTCTTTGGTGACCACGCCGGTTTCAGCCATAGGTTACCTTTTCACGATCAACTCAGATCGCACATCCACGCTCGGATCGGCAGGCATTGGCGGGAGCCCATCGGCTCGGGTCTCCGCGGACTCGACTTCATGGAGATGCTGCTGGAAGGCCTCTTCCTCAAACGCCGCCCGCTCGGTCGGATCCTCAGGAGGCGTCTCGGGGAGGACGATCTTCCGTCCCGGAATGGTCAGATGACGCTGCGGCTTGACGTAGAACTCGCAGTCGGGATGGTGCATCTGGTCGTGCTGGTAGCGTCCGCTCCCGCAATAGTTGCAACAGAACGCCTGGTTCGGATTCCGCTTCAACTCGCGGTTGCAACTCGGACAGGTCTTCACTCTGGTGGGGACGACCTTGGGCGACACCTCGGTCCATTCGTCCATCAGGAGCGGCGCGTGTAACTCGGCGCGCTGGTCGGCTTTCATCAGATGTCCGATGATCAGTTGCCAGGGTTGGACACCAGCGCTCACGCAGAGTTCCGGCAAGATGTCGTTGAGGGGAGGAGGCGCCATGGAAAAGAGCGCTCGCGCATGATCGTTCGCGTCGAAGATCCTGGGTTCCTCTTTCGGGTCGGCATTTGGCTTCGCCATGACGCACCTCGTCAGATCGTGAGATCGTCAGCCGGGCTGACAAATAGAGAGAGATGGTGACAAGCGGTCACCTCGCTGGTGCTAAGGATACCTCGGTTTCGTGTAATGACAAGTCGTACACGTCGAGAGGGCTCTCCGAGACACGGTTTGGCTGACCGGCGAGTGTCCCCGGAGCCACGCTTTGATCTCGCTATCCAAATCGGTCCCGGGCTCTCCGATTCGATGGCGCTCCTTGCAGGATTCACAAACCCACGGGCGGGGCATGACTTTCATCGTCGGAATCCGCGGGGCACGCCCCTTCGGTTTCGGTGGAAGAATCGGGTCGCCACAGTCCAGGCACTTCCGGGCCGTCCGGGCATATTCATCGGTGACCTTGGGATTGCGAATCACGAGGGCTGCGCCACACGGGCAGGTCGTCCGAAACAGGACAAACGGGATGTGGACCCATCGACGAACCTGTTCATGGCAATTCGGACATTGGTCCTCAATTACCATCCGTCCACCTCCGTTCCTCCCGAAAGGAGTACCAGGGCGTTGACGTCGGCGTCGGTGTACGCCGGATCCACGTCCATCCGGCGCGGCGCCTTTCCGGGTTCGTAAAACTGGTCAACCACCTTTTCCTCGTGGGCGTTTTCGCCGGCCAGGAACCGGGTGTAGTCTTCATCGTTCGACGTGACCAGGGCGATCATCCAAGAAAGACACATGTCGTCATGGTAGGCAGCCGCAGCCTCATACCGACCGTATCCGACTCTCACGAAGGTCTCGATCTCGGCAAAGAGACGTTTGGAGTGGATCAGTGGTTCGGTTGGGGGACGATTCCGGACAACGGAGGTAGCGAAGGCGACCAGATACTGCTTGGACGTGGGCGTCGTGTCCCACCCTTGGTATTTCGTCAGCGCGTTGGCTGCGCGGTCTCGGTAGCGCCACCGGTAGATATTGGGGTATCGAAGGACGGTGGAGAGGTGGCCGGTTGTGGCAACGCCGATCCCTTTGGATTCTGGGGCGATCTGGGCAGTGTTGTAGTAGTACCCCAGGGTCGCGGAGAGTTCAGCCAGTTCAATCGGATGGACGCGTCCCCGCCACTCGGCGACCTGCTCGAGTGTTCCCCTCCGTAGAACTTGGATGGCCGAAAAGTCCTGCTCGTCCTCGTTCTTTACGGACTGTCCTTCTCCCGGTTCCCGTTCATCGTCAGAATCCATGGCGACATCCACGGCGATATCGTATTCCCCTTCCGGGTCTGGGATCTTCCAGATCCAGAGCGGACCGCCCTCGACGTCCACGATTCCCTTTCCGGGAACGATCTCGCAGAACCGAGCGGGATCGCAGACGTGAACCTCAAGTTTCCGACGGTCCATCGCTGGGAATACTGAATGTCCGGTGACGATCCAAGCCTCACTCGCAGTGGCTGCGAAATCTTGCATAAAAAGTGCTTCATCTCCATGGAACTCGGAAATCTTGAACCGTCGAAACTTTATCTGTGAGGGGGTGAGTTTGAACTGCTTGATGAGGCGACGTTCCTCCACGGTCGGGATGATTTGCTCTCCCGGAAGAATTGGGACACGGTACTCACTTGAAATGAACCACGGGACGAAGACGAACCTCCATGCCCCCTCACTCCGCTGGGCTCTGGCGCACATTTCCTTAAAGAATGCCCCGGTGACAAAGGCGGTGGACTCCAGGATGACACAGGTCCCTGGAGACAACGCCACGGCAGCGATGGCCCCACCCATGGAGTATCGGATGGTCTCTCTATTCGCAATCATCTCGTAACGCGCCACCTCGGAGAAGTGGAGCGCCGAGATCCGTCTCCCGATGGCCATATTGATCTTCTTCGCCGTGTCGACGATCATGGAACTCCGGAGACCTGCCTCAGGATTTTCTTCATCCTCAAAGACTAACTGGCGGACAGTTGAGCGTCTCGTGCGAGGTCGGATAGCGGGATGGAGGGATTCATGGAAGAGACGGACCGTTCGGAAGAGTTGCTCAGACGTCTCGATATCATGCGTGGCGGTAAAGGTATTTGTATAGGGACTGATCCCAGCCATATGGAAGAGAAGGGCAAGTGATAAGGTCGAGGATCCTTGCTGCCTCTGCTTCTGAATGACGTGTCGGATGAATCCCGTTTCACGCTTTTGTGCCTCGATGGATCGAAGAATAATCTCCTGCGGAGATAGGAACGGACAGAGAGGAACCATCCGCGGCATAGGAGGCTTGGTTGGAATCCGCAACTGCTCTCTGGCGAACACGCGAAAATCGTTTCGATAGACGCCGATCCGCTTGGCGACGGCGTTGTAATCGGTGTAGTCGATATTACCTTGCACTCCGATCATCCCCTTGGTGCCCGTAAAGCGAGTTCAAGAAGTCGAGCAATGTGGGCCTCCGAGATCTCATTGACCATTTCAAACTCCATAATTTGTTCCCGGAGTTCATCGTCTTGTATTGTAATTTTGAACGCATGAAGGCGTCTGAACTTTTCTCCTTCTACGGGAGACGGAAGTTCATAAAGGCCTTTTCTACCTGAAGAGTGGGGGGCAATATCGTTGATGTCCATTAGGGTTGATCCTCCGTTGTGTTCGATATTACCTTGCACCCCGAGTCTCCTCGGGTGTCACCTCACCGCGTTCGACCCGATCGATCAATTCCTCAAAGTCGTCCCACTGCTGTCCCCCGATCACTTCCGGAGGCGGCGCGGGTTCGGTATCGGATTGGCGAGCCGTCGCCCGCTCGAGATCCTGATTGCGGAGAC